AAGACATTGAGGGCGTACCAGCCCCAGTGCCAACCCGTTTGCAACCAGAACCACCGCCTGCTGGCATTATGGAAGCCGCTGGCGCTATTTCCGCTGACTTGCAGATGGTGCTGGGCATCCTTGATCCCAACCAGTTACCAAGTGGCAACATATCAGGGAAAGCCCTACAAGGTCAGCAAAACCAGACTGATTTAAGCAATTTCCACTTTTACGACAACATGACCCGATCAATCAGGCATACAGGCAAAATCCTGTTGGACTTGATACCCAAGATTTATGACACCCAAAGGGTAATGCGGATCATTGGTTCAGACGGTCAACCAGACATGACCACCATTAATGAAAAGAACGAAGTTAATGAGGTTTTGAATGATGTGACTGTGGGTGAATATGATGTGGTGATGGACACAGGGCCGGGCTTCCAATCCAAGCGCCAGCAAGCAGTCGAAGCCATGATGCCTTTGCTGACAGGCAATGAACAGTTGTTCAATATTGCGGGTGACTTGGTGTTTAGGAATATGGACTTCCCCGGCGCTGATGTAATTGCTGACCGCCTTGCCGCCATGAACCCAATGGCTAATATTGATGAGAAGTCAGATATACCGCCTGAAATTCAGATGCGTCTGGCGCAATCTCAGCAACAACTGCAAGAGATGCAGCAGCAATTGCAGGCCGCGATGTTAGAGATTAACAACCGTGGTCAGGTTGCCCAAATCCGCGAGGAGGGCGCTACTAGACGCAAACTTATGGACGTTACCGCACGGGCGCACAACACAGAAACCATCAACGAAGCCAAGGTCAATCAAACCAATCTCAATGCCATTACCAGCCAAAACAAGACTGAAATCGATGCGTTGGTCAAAATGCTTATTGCAAGAATGCCAGCCGATCAGTTGATGATGGAGATTGACCGCCTGAACGCTGAACAGCAACAGTTTGCAATGGCTGCCGCGCAAGACATTTCGCACGAGGCAAACCCATTCATCAACCCACAACAAATGCAACAACAAATGCAGCCGCAAGAACCAATGCAGCCGCCAATGCAACAATCATTTGAGCAACCCATGCAATGATTGACACTAAAATGATTTCGTGGTAAAAACCACAAAACCTTACCAGTTGGGTCAACTGGGTGAATTCTTTGAGGAAACTCAATGTCAGAAGTAGCAGAACGACTTGCCGCCAATGTGGTGACAAGTGAAAATTTAGCTGAATTTAATGCCAAACGAATGGGTTTAGCTGATCCATCGCCTAGCGAGGCTGTCGAGGTGACAGAGCCGCAAGAGGTTGATCAAGGACAGAGTGAACCGACAGAGGCAGAAAATGATGCGACAGCAACAGAGGATCGAAAACAAAATCCTAAGCTGGAAAGACGGTTTTCAGAAATAACCAAGCAGCGCGAGGCAGCACGGGAAGAAGCCCGTAGGGAACGCGAAGCAAGGGAGAATCTGGAAGCAAAGGTAAGGGACTTGGAGGCCAAATTTCAGCCCAAAGCTGAACCAGTAGCCGAAACAGAACCGTTGCCAGAGCAGTTCAGCGATATGTACGAATACGCCAAGGCGTTGACTGACTATCGTGTAGAGCAGCGATTACAGGAAGAAAAGCAAAAAGAAGTGCAGGCCAAGGCAGCCGCCGAACATTCCAAGCTGATAGATGCATGGGGTCAACGGGTAAAGGCAGCCAAAGCTGAAATGCCAGACTTTGATGACATGATTAGTTCCACAGACGTTACGGTAAGTAACGAAGTGCGGGACGCAATCTTTGAATCAGATGTTGGCCCACGCATTTTGTATCACCTTGCCGAAAATCCTGACTTTGCTGTGAAACTGCAAGGCATGACCTTGACCGCCGCCTTACGAGCAATTGGGAGATTGGAAGCCCAGTACGAAAAGACTGAGCCTCAGACAAAGACTGTTGTTGGGAAAAGTAAAGCACCCGCGCCGATCAATCCAATCCGATCAGCAGCCAACGGGCGTGATGTAAACCTGACCAGTGATGGTCAATTTCATGGTTCATATCAGGCTTGGAGAGCAGCACGATTGGCTGGAAAGATTCGCTAAACCCATTCTTTTAAGGAAACGAAATGAGCAACAATCTGCTTACCATCAGCATGATCACCAACGAAGCGTTGATGGTCTTGGAAAACGAATTGACTTTTTCAAGTGAAGTCGAACGCAACTACGATGACCAATTTGCCGTAACTGGCGCAAAAATTGGTGCAACCTTGAACGTCCGCAAACCCGGTCGTTTCATCGGTACAACTGGCCCAGCCCTGAACGTTGAAGATTTCAACGAAACCTCAGTGCCTGTCACTTTGTCCACACAGTTCCACGTTGATACCCAGTTCACCAGCCAAGACTTGGCTTTGTCTCTGGATATGTTCTCTGACCGTGTATTGAAGCCTGCTGTTGCAGCTATTGCCAACAAGATCGACTTTGACGGTCTGACAATGGCTAAAAACAACACCGCCAACATTGTCGGTACTGCTGGCACACCCCCAACTGGCTTGATCACATACCTGACCGCAGGCGCGTATCTTGACAGCGAGGGCGCACCCCGTGATGGTCGCCGTTCATGTATCGTTGAACCGTTCACAGGCGCAACCATTGTTGACAGCTTGAAAGGTTTGTTTGTTCCCTCAGAAAAAATTTCAAGCCAGTACACCAAAGGCATGATGGGCCGTGACTCAGCAGGCATGAACTGGAAGATGGATCAGAACGTTGTGGCACAAACTTTCGGTTCTTATGCAACCGCAACTTTGGCTTGCGCTACTACCACTGGTACTGGCTTCATTTCAACTGGCTGGGCATCAACCTCCACCATTGCATTGACCGCTACCACAGCTACTGCTGGTTTGAAACAAGGCGATGTGATTCAGATTGCAGGCATCTATGCAGTCAACCCACAGAACCGTCAAGCCTACGGCAGCAACAAACTGCGTAACTTTGTCGTGACTTCTGATGTAACCGTGGGAACTGCTGGCACAACTTCTGTGACCGTTAGCCCTGCCGTGATTACTGGTGGTCAGTTCCAAAACGTTAGCTTGGCTTCCACCAGCGCAACCGCTGTTGTGACTCCTTTTAATAACACAGGCACTGTGTCTCCACAAAATATTGTGATGCACAAAAATGCTTTTACTTTGGCTTGCGCCGATTTGGAATTGCCTGATGGCGTTCACTTTGCTGGTCGCGCAAGCGATAAGGAACTGGGTTTGTCAATGCGTGTGGTTCGCCAATACACAATCAACAACGATTCGATCCCGACTCGCGTTGATGTGCTTTATGGTTGGGCGCCGCTGTACCCAGAACTTGCCTGCCGTGTCGCAGCCTAAAGGTTAATGGGGGCTTAAAACACCCCCGTTTCATCAAACAAATTTTAAGGAAAACATATCATGGCAAATCCCGGACCAGCATCAACCACCACCAACCACCCCACGCCTTTAGCAACCAACCAAGCCCTGCGTTTGATTGCGTCTGCCCAAGGCGTGAATTTGAACCAAGTCGCAGACACTATTGCACCTATTTTGGTTAATGGTCGCGTTAGCGTTCAAAGCGTCATTGTTACCAATGCATCTATTGACCTGACCACAGCGCAATTGGCTGTGTACACAGGCCCCGGCGCAACTGGCACAGCAGTTAAATCTGCTTATGCTTTGTCTGGTAACACAACCGCAGCCAAAGTGGTTGTGACTGCTGCTACATCTACCGATGCAGTAACTGGCACACCCCTTTACATCCGCAACACAACCGTGCAAGGCGCGGCTGCAACTGCTGATGTTTTCATCTATGGTTACGACCTGACATTCCTGCCTTAAATCGCATGGAATAAGTGGAAAAGCCATCCTCAAAAGGGGTGGCTTTTTCTATTTGTAAGCCTATAATTCATCAAACTACTGAGGGACTAAACATGGTCAACACTTCTGTAATGCGCCCAAGCGGTCGCACATACGCCCTAAATTTGACAACAGCAGCCAGTGCCGCACTGTTGATTGAGGCCACCACCAATGACCAAACCAACTATGTTTCACTGTTGAACACAGGTTCTGGCGTTGCCGCGGTGGAATTGTCTAATTCCAGCACAGTAACCACCCCGACTGTGGCATCCACAGGTAACAGCGGCTCATTTGTGTTGCCAGCAACCATGACTTACCCTTTGATAATTGCCGCCCCTAAAGCGCCTTTTTACATCAAGGCAATTAGTTCAAGCACAAACACGCTGTATATCACTGCTTGCCAAGCTGATTAAGGGTTTGATATGGCAAATGAAGCCGCCAAAACCCAAACCATAAACATTGTCCCAGTTCAGGGCATATTCCAGCCTGAACCGACATTCGATTTGATCACGCTGATTGGGCCAGCGGGTACGCCTTTTTACGCCAAGATTGATCCAAATCAATCAGGCTTAAACATCACCAATAGCACAATAAACAGCACCACAATTGGAGCAATTACCCCGTCTACTGGGGTTTTCACCGATATTGCCACAACCACAGGCACAATTTCAAGCGTTCCATCTGGCCCGACTTCCATAGTAAATCAAGCCTATGTGGACGCAATTGCCCAAGGTTTGGCGTTCAAAGCGCCAGCAAACTTCACTACCACAGGCAATATCACGCTGTCTGGCTTGGCGGTACAAGCTGGTGGCGATTGGAATGTAACTTTAACTGCGGGAAACCGCATATTGGTAAAAGACCAAACAGCGGGTGCTGACAACGGTATTTATTTGGCTGCGGCTGGCGCTTGGACTCGATCCCTTGATGCCAATACCTATGATGAATTGCTGTCTGCTTACCTGTTTGTACTGGATGGCGTGACGTTGGCAGGGTCTGCATGGGTGGATACCAATTTGCCGGGCGGGACTCTTGGGGTCACTGCCATTACCTTTGTGCGGTTTGCCAATACTGCAATTTATTCTGCTGGCACAGGGTTAACACTAACCAACTATGTGTTTAGCATCACCCCTGTGGGAACTGCTGGAACATATGGTTCTGCATCTGCTGTACCTGTGTTTGTCACCAACGCATCAGGTCAGGTTAGTTCAGTCACCAACACCCCAATTGCAATTGCAAATACGCAAGTTTCTGGGCTTGGCACAATGTCCACCCAAAATGCCAATGCGGTAGCAATTACGGGCGGCACAATTGATGGCACAACCATTGGCGGGTCAACTGCTGCGGCAGTCACTGGCGCAGTGGTTACAGCAAACACTTATTTCAGCGGCGCTGGAACGAATCTAACAGGCACTGCAAGCGGTTTATCCATTGGGGGTAACGCAGCTACTGCCACCACCGCAACAAGCGCCACAACCGCCACTAATTTGGCTGGCGGGGCATCAGGATCGTTACCTTACCAAACAGCGCCAAGCACCACAACATTCTTGGCAGCTGGGTCAAATGGTCAGGTTTTGACCTTGGCTTCAGGCGTTCCATCATGGGCAACACCAACCACAGGAACGGTCACATCGGTAGGAACTGCGGGTACTGTTAATGGTTTAACACTAACTGGTGGGCCAATTACAAGTTCTGGAACAATTACTTTAGGTGGCACTTTAGACCTGTCTAGCCCTCCAACCATTGGCAACACAACGCCGAACACAGGTAGATTTACGACTCTGACGGTTGATGACAATTCCACTTTTGGAACTAGCAATACTGACACAATCAATTTTGTTGGGCGCATAAATTCAGACTTTGACCCTGCAACTGATAACACTTACGATTTGGGGCGTGTAGGCCACGAATGGCGCAATTTGTATATTGATGGAACTGCCAATATTGACAGCTTAATTGCTGATACTGCGGATATTAACGCGGGAACAATTGACAACACCTCAATTGGCGTAACAACTGCTGCCGCTGGATATTTCACAACCTTATCACTGACAAGCACATTGGCTGTTAATGGGTCAACAGGCACAAATGGTCAAGTTCTTCAATCCAATGGTTCAAGCGCACCCACATGGGTAACTCCATCAAGTTACGCCACCGTCACTGATGACACAACCACCAATGCAACGCGATACCCGCTGTATGCTGATCAGACCACGGGCAACCTAACCACTGAGTTTGTCAGTTCCACAAAGCTGCAATTCAATCCCTCCACTGGCGTTTTTACATCTACATCATTCAGTGGTGCGGGTACGGGCCTGACAGGGACAGCAACCAGTTTGTCAATTGGTGGGAATGCGGCGACTGCAACAAGTGCAACTACGGCAACCAATATTGCAGGCGGTACAGCTAACCAGATTCCTTTCCAAACAGGTGCTGGCGCGACTTCATTTATTGTTGCGCCAACTGTTTCAAACACAGCATTAACATGGGATGGATCGGCATTTGCTTGGGTGGCTGGTTCTGGTGGATTAACCATTGTTGACGATACAACAACAAATGCAACCAGATATTTGACATTTACAAGCGCAACGACAGGAACAATTACTTCTGAAAATGTTTCTAGCACTAAGCTAACATTTAATCCATCTACTGGAATATTGGCGGCGACTGGATTTTCTGGTGCTTTTAATGGCACTATTGGCGCAACTACGGCAAATACAGGGGCATTTACCACTTTATCTGCTACAGGCGTTACCACTGTTCAAGCTGGAACAGTTTCACTACCTGCTATTACTACATCTGGTGACACAAACACAGGTATCTTCTTCCCTGCCGCTGACACCATTGCTTTTTCTGAAGGTGGTGTGGAATCTATGCGACTTGACTCCATCGGTAATGCGATATTCAAAAATGCTTTTTCTAAAGTATTTTCAATTTCCGCTTCTGTTGCAGCCAACGCATTGACAATTTCTGCCTCTCCATTGAGTTTGGATTTTCGTTCAGTCACTTTGGGTAGCGGTACTGTTACGACTGTCTCTGGAACACCCGCCAACTTGGTCATTTCAAGCGGATCAACCCTTGGAACGGTAAACAACGTTGCTTCGCGTATTGTGGTCATTGCCCTCAACAACGCTGGAACGATTGAACTGGCGGCGGTCAACATTTCTGGCGGCACACAGCTTGATGAAACTAACTTGATTTCTACCACTGCTGAAGGTGGTTCTGGCGGTGCAGACAGCGCAACCGTAGTGTATTCAACCACTGCTCGTACATCTTTGGCTTATCGTGTAATTGGTTTTATTCAGTCTACTCAGGCAACGGCAGGGACGTGGGTAACTGCACCTAGCACGATTCAAGGTGTGGGCGGGCAAGCGATGACGGCTATGAGTAGCTTGGGGTATGGGCAGACTTGGCAAAATGTAGCTAGTAGTAGGGCTGTTGGTACAACTTATACAAATACTACTGGTAAACCTATTCAAGTGCAAGTAACTTCAAATTCGGGTGTTGGTAATAATGTTGCAAGACTTACTATTGATGGCATTATCGTCTCAGCTTTTAAAGATAATGATTATTACACTGCATCACTCGTTACTCCTCATAATGTCACTAATATGGGAATTGTCCCTCCAAGTAGCACTTATTCAATCACAAACAGTAATAGTGGAACTACGATTCAATATTGGGCAGAACTTAGATAAAAGGACAAACAATGCCACATTTTAAAGACTCAAACAACAAACTGTATTGGCTTGACGCTGGTGACGACCCTGCGGTCTGGTTGCCTCAATGCACTGCAATCACAGAGGAAGAAGCAAATGCAATTCGTGTTGCAGAGCAAGTTGCACTTGAGGCAAGTTTGACCTATGCACAAAAACGAGCATCAGAGTACCCACCCATCACAGACTACCTTGATGGCGTAGTCAAAGGCGATCAAACGCAGATTGACAAGTACATTGCTGATTGCTTGGCAGTCAAAGCTAAATACCCAAAGGAAACACCATGAACGCCATTAATTCAGCATCCACTATTGACCAAATCAAAGCGGCTATGCCATGACTACATTTAATTGGAAAATACTTGAAGTCTCCGCTGATGGTGATTTGATCACTCACGCCAAATATCATGTGACCGCAGAAGCTGACACAGGCGAAAAAGTAGAAACTGAGGGCAATTGGTGGTTTAGCGACAAAATCTTGAAAAAGCCCTTTAGCGAAGTGACAGAAGCTGATGTGGCATCATGGATTGAAAATGAGACTACCCAAAACGGAATAAACCTTATAAAATCACGATTAGAGGAACAACTAGCGTCCCTGACAGGGAATGGAGTTGTTGTTGCCCCTTGGTTACCACAGAAATTTGTGCCAAAGGTGTAATAAATGACGACTCCTTACGACATTATCAGCAGGGCGCTTAAAGATATTGGTGCATTAGCGGCTGGCGAATCGCCATCAGCAGATGATGCCCAAGACGCATTTGATCTGCTAAACGATATGTGCGCCCAGTGGTCGAATGAAAACATGATGGTTTTCTACAAGACCGAAATTATCTTCCAGACTGTTCAAAATACCGTGCAATATACCCTTGGCCCGTCTGGGTCGGTGGGCGCATCTTTTACAGGTTCAATTGCAGGCACAACCCTGACCGTTCCTGTGAATGGCGTAATTTCTGGCGCTATCACAATGGGCATGACCATTACTGGCGCAGGCATTGCCGCAGGCACAACCATTGTGGGCTTTGGCACTGGCGCTGGTGGTAACGTCAATGAGGGCGGTACATACACTGTCAGCGTTTCCCAGACCGTGGCAAGCACCACAATCACTGCCTACTATGAACGCCCTTTGACCATTGAATCAGCGTTTGTTCGCGTAGCTACGCAGCAAGGCGGCTCAAATATAGCTGGTGGTTATTTGGATTACCCCGTGGCAATCCTGAGTTTGGAAGAATACCAATCCTTGGGCATCAAACAATTGAACGGCCCGTGGGCAAAGATGATTTACTACCAACCCAGCGAAAATTTGGGAACGTTGTATGTCTTTCCTAACCCGTCGTCTGGCGAGCTTCACTTATTTACCAGCACGATTTTCCGCACATTTGGTTCTTTGTACGACACAATCGCGCTGCCACAGGGCTACAACATGGCGTTGCGGTGGTGCTTAGCTGAACGCATGATGCCTATGTATGGCAAGGCTTCAGCTACCCAGATTCAAATGATTAACGCCTTTGCTGGTCAAGCAAAAGCCACGATTAAGCGCACCAATATGCGCCCAGCACAAGTGTCCCGTTATCCTGATGCCTTGATGGTCGGACGGGCTAAAGACGCTGGCTTTATCATGGACGGCGGCTTCCGATGATTTATAAAACAGTTAGAATGGTGGTTTTAAAAAGGAATTGCCATGAAAGCTGGAAAACCTCAAAACACGCCAGAAGTGTTGTGGAGTAAAGTTGATGTTAAAAGTAAAAATGAATGTTGGCCTTGGAAGGGATCAATTGAAAATGGATATGGGCGAACTTGGATTAATGACAAAGGTTATTACGCCCATAGAGTTATTTTTAATTTAGCAAATCCAGACATGATTGAATTAAAAGCGCCAACCAATAAAAAAGCAAAAGGCTTTTTAATGCATCTTTGCGACAATCGTATTTGTTGCAATCCAAATCATTTGCAAATAGCAACTTTGCGAGAAAACAATTTGGATATGCATCAAAAAGGCAGAGTAAAACATAAAGTTGGCGGCGATCATCATCGTTCTGTTTTTACCAATCAGCAAATTGAAGAAATCATGGATTTGCGTCAAAATGGATTAACCATGAGCATGATTGCAAAAAAAATGAATGCAAACAAATCAACTATCAAATCACTGATTAGGAGAAAATCCTAATGGCAGATTTTGGCTTTGTTGGCCCATCTTACGAAGCGCCCAGCATTTACCAAGATGCCCAAGAGTGCATCAATTTTGTTCCTGAAATTGATCCGCTGAAGCAACAAGGTGAACGCGGGGTGGTGGCGCTGTACCCAACGCCGGGACTGACTTCATTGGTGCTTTTTCAGAATCAAGAAGAAGTCAGGGGAATGCGTACCCTGTCAGGCGGCGACATTCTTGTGGCGGTTTGTGGCCCGTATGTTTACGCTTTAACTTCCATCTACACCACTACAATGGTGGGTCAATTAACCACTTCTACGGGCATTGTGGGCATCACTGACAACGGTGTAAATGTGTATATTGTTGACGGTCAAAATCGGTACACATGGCGCATTTCTAGCCCATCTGCTGCGGTTTTCACTGGTTCAATCAGCGGCACAACCTTAACAGTCACCGCAATCACAAATGGAACAATTGCCATCGATCAGGCGTTGTTTGGTGTAGGCGTAACGCAAGCAACGGTCATTACGGCCTTGGGTACTGGAACTGGCGGGGTTGGTACTTACACTGTTAACCAAAGTCAAGCTGTGGTAAGTGGGTTGCTAAATTCAGCATCTGTTGGTGCGGTCATAAATGGGCAGATTGTTGGAACAACTTTGTATGCAAACACTGTCACAGGTACTTTGTATGCAGGGCAAACCATTCAGGGTTCAGGTGTTACTGCTGACACAATTATCACTGCTTTGGGAACTGGAACAGGTGGAATAGGCACTTATACAGTTAACGCATCGCAAAATGTTCCCGCAGTTGGCGCAACCTTTACAGGTCAAGTTGCTGGCACTGTATTAAGTGCAACATCTGTTACTAGCGGAACAATTAATGTTGGCGCATACCTTTATGGCACTGGCGTAACCCCAGCCACCACCATAACAGCTTCAAACACTTTTACGTCCACAGGTTCAACAATTACTGTAAGCACTGGGGTTTTGACAATTGGCACATTAACTGCTGGCACAATTTCTGTTGGTCAAGTCTTAACTGGCACAAACGTCGTGGCAGGGACTCGCATCATATCAAACATCAGTGGTAGCGGAAGTGGTAGTACATGGAATACCACACAAACCACAGCAACAGCATCCACCGCTATTAACGGTCAAAGCTACACTGTAAGCGCATCGCAAACCGTTGCATCAACTACCATGAACACTTCTGCTGGTCAGACCATGTATGGTTTGAATTGGTCGGTTTTGCCTAGCACTGACGGGGCATTCACGAGCGCCACTTCTGTTGACATTGTGGACAACTACTTTGTATACAACCGCCCAGATACTCAGCAGTTTGGTGCATCTGCGGCTTTGTCGCCTATTTCGCCTGCGTTGAGTTTTGGTAGCAAAGACGGTGCGCCTGATGACTTGGTTGCATTGATTGTTGACCACCGTGAAGTTTATTTGCTGGGTGAGGTTTCTAGCGAGGTGTGGATTGATGCAGGCACAAGCCCTTTCCCGTTCCAGCGAATCCCCGGCACATCTACCCAGCACGGCATTGCAGCCGCATTTAGCGTAGCGCGGCTTGGCAATTCCTTTGCATATTTAAGCAGAAACATTAGAGGGCAAGCCCAAATTGTGCAAATGAATGGCTATGTTCCCACAAGGATTTCCACCCATGCGGTTGAAAATTCTTTGACAAATCAAGTGATTAGCGATGCTGTTGCATGGACTTATCAGCTTGAAGGCCACGAAGTTTACGTTATCAGCTTCCCATCAATTAACCTAACTTGGGCTTATGACATTGCTTCAGGAATGTGGCATAAGTGGTTGTATACAAACAATTTAGGCCAGTATGAACGCGCAAGGGGAAATTGTTGCGCTGAATTCCAAGGTTTGGTAATGGTTGGGGATTACGCCAACGGCAAGATATACAAGCTCGACAAATTAAATTACACAGATGATGGTCAGCACGTTAGGCGTTTGCGCCGCGCACCGCATTTGGTGGCAGACTTCCAGCGGGAATACTTTGATGAATTGCAGATTCAGTTCCAGCCCGGTGTTGGTTTGCCCACAGGACAAGGGGAAAACCCTCAAGCAATGCTGCGGTGGTCGGACAACGGCGGTTCTACTTGGTCAAACGAACATTGGACTACCATTGGCTTGATTGGTAAGTATGCAAACCGTGCCATTTGGCGGCGGTTGGGTACAGCGCGGGATCGTGTGTTTGAAGTTTCAATTTCTGACCCTGTAAAGGCGGTCATCATCTCTGCTAACCTGAAATCTAGCGTAGGGGAAAACTGATGTTGCCAACACCACAAAGCCAGCCATATCCGCAATCAGAGTTTTTGGATGGGCAGACCAAAAGGCCCACACGGGCATGGCAGCAGTTCTTTATTAACTTGTTGAACTTCACTAGCGCCAGCACAGCGACTGCGGGATCGGCAACATTGCCTGCTAACCCTGTTGGCTTTATGAATGTAACCGTTAATGGTGTGGCTTACAAAGTGCCATATTACGACCAATGAACGACCTGATTTTAAATAATGTGCCAAGCCGTGAGCAGATCGAAAGACTGCAAATGGAAATGTCGCAGATGCCAAGAGCAGATTTGCAATTGGCGGCTGATGCTATGCAGACAGAACATTATTTCCACGCAGGGATGTATGCAAGAAAGTTAACCCGACCAGCAGGCACATTGATTGTCGGCAAGGTACACAAGAAAGATCACTTCTTTTTATGCGCCAAAGGTGAAATAATTGCATGGACAGAGGGTGGCATGAAGCACCTGTACGCTGGAGACATTGTGCAAAGCAGACCCGGCACAAAGCGAGTGACGTTGGCGGTTACTGATGCAATTGGGATAACGTTCCACAACAGTGCGGAAACCGACTTGGACAAATTGGAAAAAGAATTGATTGAACCAGATGAACTCGCGTTGTTTGATTCTTCTAATAAATTGAAAACGCTAGAAATTAAAGGGGAATAATATGACTTGGACAACAGTAGCATTAATAGGTGCTGGTGGCAGTCTTCTTGGCGGCTATCTTGGTGGGAGAGGGGCAGAAAAAGCTGCTCAAACGCAAGCTGCTGCCGCCCGTGAAGCTATTGCCCAACAACAAAGAATGTTCGATATTCAAAACGAACAGCAGCGACCTTATAGGGAAGCTGGTTACAGTGCATTGAGAGACATTGCTGGCATGAAACCTTATCTGACTCAGAAATTTGGGCAAGAGGAATTTCAAGCAGGCATTGATCCTAGCTACAACTTCAGACTTCAACAAGGCAATATAGCAACCACAAATTTAGCAAATCGGGCTGGTGGATTGGTTGGCGGTAATGCTTTGCAAGGTTTGACAGATTACGGGCAAGGCGCTGCAAGTACAGAGTTTCAAAATGCGTTTAATCGTTTTCAAACGCAAAGAGGCAACATTTACAACACATTGGCTGGCATTGCTGGAATTGGTCAGACCGCACAAAAGCAGACTTCAGACCTTGCCCAAAACGTATCTGGCAACATTGGTCAAGCTACGATTGGAATTGGTAACGCAATGGCAGGCGGTCAAATTGGTGCGGCAAATGCTTTGTCTGGTGGATTCCAAGGTGCTGGCAACGCATATATGTTAAGCAATATGTTGGGTTCACAAGGCGGTGCGCCCACAAATTACGGCATAACGCCAACAAATTATGGAATTGGGCAAAACAACCCAAACATGGGCGGGGCGCAAGGTTTAAGATTTAGCCCATCATAAGGATAAAAAATGGCAGATTTTTCAGTTAACCCTATTGCACAAAACCTAAAACCACCTACGCCTATGTCGTTGGGTGAAATGCTTAACATTGCCCGTGGCGCACAAGAATATCAACAAGCGCAAAAATTAAATCCTTTGGCGGTTCAGCAGCAACAGCAACAATTGCAAACACAGCAACAACAATTGCGAGCATTGCAACAAACTTATGAGCAAGCGCAACAGATGAATCCTGAATTGTTGCAACAAGCACAGCAAACAACAAGTTCAGGCGCAATTGCTTTAGAAGTTGAAAAACAAAAAGAACTTGAACGCAAGAATATGCAGACATTCTTTGCTGACCCAAATAATTTTCAAACCAATGGTCGGATTGATATAGATAAGATTAATTCTGCTGTGCCAAAAATTGCGCCTTTAACTGGTTCAGAGTACATCAACAAATACACCACACTAGGCACAGCGCAAACAGAAGCTATCAAAGCCAAACAAGGATTGACCAAAGATCAACGATCAATGATTGGTCAAAGACTTGGTGTTTTGGGCAGAATGGGCATTCAAGACAAAAAACCTTACATCAATGAAATGGAATTGATGAAAAAGGAAAACCCAGACAATCCTGATTTGCATCGACTGCTTGATGCCTACTTGACCACATGGAATGAAGGAATGGAATCTGGCCCTGATTTGCCGGGAAAAGTAATGGCAGGCGTAGCAACTTTAATGACTCCAGCAGAACAACAAGAAAAGTTTGCGTCTCAAGTTTCTATGGATGAAAAAGGTCGAGTGTTAACAACAACTCCAAGCATTATTGGCGGCAAACCGACTGTTGAAGTTAGCATTCCTCAAGGTTTGCAATCTCCAACGTCACAAGGCGGCGCTGGCGGCGCTGGCGGCGCTGGTGGAACGGCTGGTTCTGAAGTTGCCCCCGGCATTCGTTTACCTTACCCCGTAAGACGGTCAGACGTCCCCTATACAGAAATGCCAACTGAAAACAAAGATCAAACATCTGGTTATGAATTTAGAAATAATTTGGTCAATGCTCAAAGTAACTTAGCCACAAAGCGCCGCAATGTTGAAGAAGTAATTAATCAGGCTAATAAAATTAGTGAATCGTTGGTTGTGCCTAATTTCTTGGCTCAGTTTGGTTTTTCAAAAGGCGGCGCACCAGAAAAAATGGAACGTGCTGTTCGTCAGTTTTTTGGAAGCGAACAATACGATTTGCTTGCTAAAGACTTGGCAAGAATGGCAATTGACAATTCCCAAGCAATGGGAAATGTTGGGGGTACTGTTGCTGGATTAGACATGGCTTCGGTTGCAAACGGCACAATTAAAGTTACGCCTGATGTGTTGGTAAAAATTGCCCGTAGGGTGCAAGCTGATCAAACAAACATTGATATGCAAGCAAGTGCTGCACAGCAATTTGGTTCAAGATTTGGCGACAACAACATGAAAGCATTTCAGCAAGCATGGAATGCAAATTCAAGAGATACCAAAATCTTTGAAGCCATAAATATTTTGGAAACAGAATCTGACCCTAAAAAGATGGAAAACAAATTTAAAGAATTATTTCCATCTGAGAAAAAACGCAAAACAATTCTCAAGCAATACAAAAACTTAAAAAGCATGGCGGCCACAGGTTTGCCAGTAGAACCACTTGGCCCAGAGGATTTTTAAATGGATGCCTTAGAAAAATTCCTTGGAGGTGGTCAAGCTGTTGCTGAGCCGCCTAAGAAATCAGGTGGTCAAATTCCATCAGATGCACAAGCCAAGCGCGAACAAATTGCATTGGCAATGATTAAAGAAGAATTGCGGAAAAACCAAGAATTGGCAGCACAGGGCAATAAAGAAGCGCAAATAAATGTTGCTGCATTAAAACGTGAAATTGCCCGTTTTGAAAAAAAATTACCAGCGGCAGCAAAAGCCGCCCCTGCCGCCCCTGTTGCCCAAGCTACCACATCTGATCCGCTAGAGGCGTTCTTGTCTGGTAAGCCTGCGCCCGCAGCACAACCAGTAGCGCAACCAGCAGCGCAGTCAACAACACAACCAGCGGCAGTTTCTGGGTCTAATCGTTATCAAGGTTACTCTGCTGCTGAAGAACAAAAAGCTGGCAAGGTCAAACAAAAAGTTCCAATGGTGCGGCAGATTCTGACTAATGCATTGACAATGGCAACGCCAATGGTGCAACCTAAATCACCTGATTTGGCGCAAAGAATTGCTGGCGCTGTTGATACTATTTATGAGGTTTTGCCTACTGCTTATGGTGCGGTGCAACAAGCTATTGTGCGCCCATTCACTACGCCTGCAAAAGCTGAAGAATTAGGCAAACAAGCTGGTCAATTTATGTTTCCAAGCCAACCTTTAGGTAAGGTTTTTGGTATCACAGGCAAAGAATCCTATCAGCAACCATTGGGTGGTGTGACTGAACCTATTGCTGAACAAATTAACAAAATGTTTAATGCAATGGGCATGACCCCAGAACAGATTTCAGAAACATTAAAGTCAAAATTTAATGTGACTTTACCGCCAGAAGACATAAGAAACATGGTGGTCATTGGATCAGCAGCCGTACCGCAAGCACTTAAAGAAGTCAAAAGCGCCGCGCAACCTTTGCGTGAAATAGCAAAAGATTTGGAAATTGTGCGTTCTGATACTAATTTAAACAAACCTGTTAAAAGTGGCGGTTTAACATCAGAACAATTGCAAGCGCAATTCGAAGCTAGGGGCGGCAATTTAAAACAAAATGCCGAGCAGTTGAATCAAAACTATGAACAACAACGGGCAAGCACAACTGAAGCTCAGTCGGTTCAACAACCAATTTTAGACACAAATGGGCAAGTGATTGGACAAGCTGACCTTGGTACGGCAAAACCAACACGCCCAAATTCTGAATTTAAGCCTGTTGAATATGCTGAAAATGGTTTGCCATTAGATGAACAGTTTGCAAGAGCAAAAGCTATGCAGCGGGTCTTAGGTGAAGACCATGCGGCTGATCTTGCGGCATTGGAGGGTAAGGGCAAAGAACGCGCAACAAATTATCAGACTTCAAAATCTGATACGCCATTGGGTAATTTTCTTGCTGAAAAGTTTAAAGATGAACAAAGGCGATTGCAAATATTTGCTGATCAACAAGCGCAAAAAACAGGCGGTATTGTTGGATTGGATGAAAGCGCCAAATACAAACGTGGCGAGGCAATCCTTGATCCACTGAAAAAATTAGAAGATTACTTTAACAAAGAAACCAAAAAGATATATGCAGAAAGAGATGCACAAGCTGCAACTATTCCTGTTGAATCAAACAACATATTAAAAGTTTTAAATGATGATTCTTTGACTTTGGCAAACACAGAAACAATTGGTTTGGCAAACATTGCAAAAGCAAGAATGCGTCAATTGAAAATGATTGATAAAGACGGCAATTTGTTGCCTACTGACGCAAAAACCGCCGAAAACTTTAGACAATTTTTAAATGAAAATTACGATAGAAAAAACGCAAATTTGCACCGTGCTTTAAAGTCAGCCGTAGATGAAGATGTATTGGCAAACTTAGACACCAACACGCCAATTTACAAAAACGCTAGAAGTTTGGTTGAGTTGCGTAAAAACACATTGGACAATCCAAAAGGCATATCTGCAATTTTGGATGAAAGTGGGCCAAACAACATAAACCGCAAAGTTGACAAAGAAAAGATTTCTCAAAACATTGCAAATATGTCTGTTGAGCAATTTACCCATGTGATTGATACGTTGAAAAATATGCCGCCAGAATTGCGTGTTGCTGGCAATCAAGCCTTGGCAAATATCAAGTCACAATTTGCAAGCAACATAGCTTCATTGGCAGATAAGCCAAAACAGTTAACCAAGTTCATGAATGACAATCGTGAAGTTATGCCGCGATTGTTCAATGCTGAAGAAATGAACAATTTTAGAGATTTGCATAATGTGGCGCACATCTTAAAAACAGACACTGGGTATCCCGGCGCTGCTGTTCAAAAAATAAACATAGAACAAAAATTGGCTGGAAAAATTGGTCAGCAAATTTTGCAAAAAGGTACTGCGGCTGCTGCTGAAGTTGCTACAGGCGGCTCTGGTTTTGGATTACCCGCGCTTGCTGCCCATGAATATATTGGCGCAAAATTAGAAAAAGGCAAACTAAAGAAAATTGAACAAGCTGAAGCTGAAGCATTTAAAAATGCACAATCACGGTTTGTACCAATCAAAGACTTGATAAACAAATAAGGACGCATCATGGCAGTTAATCTTTCGCCTATTGGCAACGGGCAACAATTCTTTGACAACACAGGGTTGCCATTGAATGGTGGCTTGATCTACACCTACCAAGCTGGTTCAACCACGCCCTTGGCAACCTACACCGACATCAACGGCACAATTGCAAATTCAAATCCTATTGTGCTGGATTCGTCTGGTCGCCTGCCAAATGAAGTGTGGCTGACCTATGGTTTCTTTTACAAATTTGTTGTCAAAACATCTGCTGCGGTGACCCTTGGCACATACGACAACCTTTATGGAATCATTGGTGTGGCAAACACCAGCACTGGCACAACCATTCCCACAGGCATGATTTCGCTGTGGTATGGGTCAATTGGTAGCGTTCCTGTGGGTTGGTATTTGTGTGATGGCACAAACGGCACACCAGACTTGCGGGATAAATTTGTTGTTGGCGCAGGGTCAACTTATTCTGTGGCTGCTACTGGCGGTTCAGCAGATGCAATTGTGGTAACTCATACGCACACGGCAACTTCAGTGGTTACAGATTCCGGACACTTTCATTCCGCAAGATTTTCTGCTGGCCCTTCAGGTGGTTCTCAATTTCCAATTGCAACTGCTAGTAATACTGGAACAGGACAAGGCCCAACAACTACAGAAACTACTGGAATTACTGTTGCAACCACAAACGCAAACGCGGGTGTAAGCGGAACAAATGCAAATCTGCCTCCTTACTACGCATTGGCCTACGTTATGAAAAGCTAATCATGGAAATTGATCAAGAAACTGTGCAATCTTTATTTGAATATAAAGATGGTGATCTTATTTGGAAGAATAAATGCAAAAAAGCAGGTTCTTTGAAACCTACTGGATATACAGTTATTGAAATTAACAACAAAAACATCATGGCTCATCGTCTTGTTTGGTTGTATCACAATAAAAAAATTAATGGATTTATTGATCACATCGATGGAGATAGATCAAACAATCGTATTGAAAATTTGCGAATGGTCAATCGTATTCAAAATCAATGGAATAGAAAAATTAGTGCAAACAATAAAACCGGTATTAAAGGAATTCGTATTCGACCAGATAACAATAAATTTGAAGCGCGAATTGCAGTAAATGGCAAAAGAATTGTTTTAGGTAGTTTTGAAGATTTAGAACTTGCTGAATTGGTTATGCAAGTTGCAAGAGATAAATTTCATGGGGTTTATGCAAATCATGGATGAAAAAATTGATTTAGTTAAATATGGTGTACTTTGGCAAAAGGTTCAGGACTATGAACGCCGATTCGACCAGATGGAAACCAAGATTGACAAAATGGAATCTTCCATTGAAAAGCTAGTGGCACTGGCAAATCAAGGGCGTGGCGGGTTCTGGGCGGGTATGGCCTTGGTATCAGCTTTGTCTTCTGCTGTGGGCTATGTAAGCCACTGGATGGGTAAGAATTGAACCTATCACATTGGCACTGGCTGCAATTGCTGGAATTAAGCAATCTGTGGCTCTGTACAAGGATGCAAAAGCTGCGGGTACAGACCTTTACAAGATAACCAAAGAAATATCTGGCTTCATTGGGCAATTCTTTGAATCGCACGAAGAAATAAAAAAAGAAGTCAAAAAACAAGAACTTGACCCGCCCAAGACCAAATCAATGAAAGCACAAGCATTAGAAAATGTGTTTCACCAGATTGAATTGGAAAGGCAGTCAGTAGAATTGCGTGAGTTTTTGATCTACCACACAGACCCAGCACTAGGTGCAGTTTGGTCGCGGTTTGAGGAAGAATATAAAAAACTGAACGAAGAAAACGAAAGGCAGATTGAACTTGACCGCCAGATGGAGATGCAACGCAAATGGCAACGCAGAAAAAGACTCAACAATCTGCAAGACAAAGCCCTAATAATCGGGGCAATTCTGACAGTTACTATATACCTCCACCTCCTGTTATGGTCAATAAAGCAGATGACAGCGGGCAAATAGTTTTTTTGATTTCATTGATTGTGGTGGTGTTGATTCTGCCGCTGTTCCTGTATTTGATGGCCTCTATGTATTTTGATATGCTTGTGTTGCAACAAGAAAACAAACAGCATCAGGCCATTATTCGCCGCCTTATTACCCAACTGGAGGAAAAGAAATGATTCCCATAGTCGCATCTCTTTTAGGTAGTCTTGCCCAGAACGGCCTTGGCCTGCTATCTAGCGCCATCCAAGCTAAAGGCAAACAAGTGGTTGAAAACACTTTGGGCGTAAAAATCCCTGACAACCCAACCCCTGAAGATGTTGGAAAGCTGCGCCAGCTTCAATTTGAACACGAAGAACGCCTAATGGAATTGGGCATTGAAAAAGCCAAAATGGAATTGGCTGAACTTGACTTGTTGGCAAAGGCCGCCCAAAGTGACGCTGACAACGTTACTGACCGCTGGCAGGCAGATATGTCCAGTGATTCATGGTTGTCCAAAAACATACGCCCCATGTCCCTTATAGCTATCTTTCTAGGCTATTTCCTGTTTGCCATGATGAGTGCATACGGGTACAACGCAAATGAAAGCTACGTTACTTTGCTTGGGAATTGGGGGATGCTGGTTTTTGGGGCTTATTTTGGATCAAGAACGGTTGAAAAGATTACGGAAATTCGGAGTAAAGCCCGATGAGAATTTGTTCTCTTTGTAAAGTAGAAAAACCTTTAGCAAGTTTTAGCCCTGATAAGAGGGGATCATCAGGGGTACAGTCACGTTGCAAAACGTGCTTTGCTGAAATAATGCGCGAAAGAAGGGCAAAAAATCCAGAAGCGCATAGGTTAGCCGTAAGCAAAAGCACCAAGAAAAACTATAGTGCAAAGCTAGAAAGAAACAATATTTATAGGGCAAACAACCCAGAAAAAGTATATCAATGGAAAAAGAAAGATAGAACAGAAAACAAAGGAAGAATTCTTGCGGATTGTGCAAAACGCAGAACTAAACTTGCGGGTGAAACTTCTGTTGAAATACAGCAATTGTATATTTTGAGAGATTTCTATCAAGCAATGTCATTGGGTGAACGTTTTCACGTTGACCACATAATTCCTTTAAGTCGTGGTGGGCTTCATGTTTATAAAAACATGAGAGTAATTCCAGCAATAGACAATTTGCGAAAGGGCAAAAAATGAGTTTAAGCACCGAACAAGCTGCATTCCTACTAGATGCCTGCAAACTGATCCAATACGCCACAGAACAGGGTTTTATGGTCACTGGCGGGGAACTATCCCGCACACCAGAACAACAAGCTATTTACGTCAAAACAGGGCGATCCAAGACCATGAAATCCATCCACCTGAAGCGCTGCGCCATTGACCTAAACTTTTTTAAAGATGGCAAGATTATTTGGGACAAGGCCACCATTGAACCGCTGGGCATCTACTGGGAAAGCCTGCACCCTAAAAACCGCTGGGGTGGACACTTTTCTAATTTGGTGGATTGCCCACACTTTGAACGCAACGTTTAATCTGCAAAAAAATGCAGTAAGGCAACAACAACAACAATGCCAATAATTGCGCCTATGAACAGAACGGCAATGGTGATAATTACTTCTTCCATCGGTCGCATATCTCCTGTACGTTTTTGGTTTTTTTAGGTTTTTGACATAACTTGCTGATTGACTTTTCTTTTGACTTGCGTTGCATTTGGTAGATGTTAAGGGGCGCTGGCGGCAATAGGTTATAACCGCCAACGCCTATCATTGACAAGCATAAGATGATGCGGCTTATCAAGTGTTCTCCTCGGCAAAGCCGTTCTTTTGCTCTTTATAAGCCTCATGCGCTTCTTGTGCCGTATCAAAAAGTCCAAGATATTTGATTGTTCCATTACGTGTAATTTGTGCTCTCCATTTATTTCGATAGGGTGATGCGCCCATCAAACCAGATTTACTATCAATTCTTGCTTTATGACGATTGCATTGGTTTGTTTTGTTGTCTACATCTCTTAAATTTGTCAACGCATTATTGGATGTGTTGCCATCAATATGGTCAATCATTTGACTAGGCCATGAGCCATACGCCAAAAACCAAGCCAATCGATGTGCTTTATATGGTTTACTTTTAAACAACACAATGATGTAACCAAGATGATTTGGTGTGCCTGCTTGTTTGTTCTTAACAGATTTATGAGCTTTATCAGTCCAAAATAATAAACCAGTTAGAGGCTCATAACGCAACACTTCTGCAAGTTGTAATTCAATATCCATTTTTACTCCTGAGTTTGGCTTCAATGGCTCTGGCAAAGTCTTCTACCCAACTACCAAACAAAATGCGATATTCGTCAGCAATTGGTTGGAGTTCGTTGTTTGTCAGCCCCACCCATGTGCGCTGTGCTTTCAAAGCAACATACTTGTCGGATAAAGCAACATACTTGTCGGATAGTGCCGTGTAATCAGCGACTGCAACAATTCCACCGCAATCACACTCACCTTTTGGGTATGCTGGCTCGCTATGTACAGCACAATCTGACCAATGCGCCACAGGCTCTGTGCGCTGTGGTGGGCTTCTGTGGCTTATTGGCTCTCCATCTTCATCAAAATACACTTCACGCAAACTCCATTTGCCAATCACAGGCTCTTGCTCTGTGCGCTGTGGTGGGGTGTTGTATAACGGGTACTGTTCCCAACCACGTTCAACTTCATCATCAGCCAATTCACGAAATGATGGTTCTTTGTAATTGCCTTGAACGTGCATCCACGCCACAGGCTCTTGCTCTGGCTGTGCCAAGGCTTCTTTGGTGAACAATGGAATTCGATCTAGATTTGCAACAGTAGGCGTATGCCATTTGATCGGTTCTGCAAATTCCAGTGTGCGCTTTTCGACATTGATGTATGCAATTGGTTTTTGTGTCATTTTTGTAATTTCCTAAGATAAACAGAAATGCTTGCTAACGTATCTTTTCCAAAA